CACGCGCTGCAAGGTGTTTACGGTGAAAGTGCATGATTTCATTGGCCTCAACATCATCAATTACCCCGTCTTCAACAGCCTGTTCGATGATCTGATCTACCTGACCACGCTGTGCAGCTGTTCTTACTGACTTGTTAAACAACTCAACCCTGTCCAGCTCTTCAAATTTCGGGATATCCACCAGCATTGCGCCACGGCGGTTAGCGAAGTACTCAGCCAGAAGGCTTGTTCCGGAAAGGTCTTCCATAGCCTCAAGCTCATGATGTTCAAAGAAGCGGCAACCGTTTTTCTCATACAGGTTGTTGTTGAACTGCGTAAGCGTCATGCCGAGTGCGCCAGCCATAGCAGACCTGCCGCCATCAAACGCCTTGCACATCGCTTTAACTGTTTCTTTGATGTCTACCATGCTGTTAATCCTCATGTAGTTATGCTCAAGCTGCCGGTGCGTTATTCTTTGCGTAGAGCGCCGGGTCATACTTAAGCTTCCCGTTGGTGATCCGCTCGATTACGAAGGCCTGCTTTTCAGGTATTACCTCACCCCATTGGCAAACAGCAGAGTGAGTAACACCAATCGCCACGGCGGCTTTTGTGGTTCCACCATAAAATTTAAGAACGGACTCTTTTAACATGATTCACCCCCCTAAAAGTAAGTATGCTTACATCGTATATTAGCAAACTACTTACGTCAATCGAATGTAAGATAGCTAACGTTGTTATCAGGAGAAAAAGATGAACACCGTTGGCAGCCGCATCAAATTCAGAAGACGCCAGTTAAAACTCACGCAAAAGGACGTTGCTGAATATTTGGGTATCTCTGCTTCGGCAGTTACTCAATGGGAAAGGGATGCCACCGATCCAGCCAGTGAAAACCTGTTAAGGCTTTCCCAGGTTCTTTCATGCTCTCCGGACTGGATAATGTCTGGTGAAGGGGAAATTGATACTCCGTCTAAAACCGTGATCTCTTCTGTCCGAATGGTCCCTCTATTGTCCTGGGTTCAGGCTGGAAACTGGACGGAGGCGCTTGCAAGGGATACTCAGGATGAATGGGTAAGAACATCAGCTAAGGTTTCAGACGATGCCTTTGCCTTAAGGGTGAAAGGTGATTCCATGACAAGCTCAGGAAGCCTCAGCATTCCTGAAGGAGCAATAGTTATAGTCGATCCGCTTAATGGCTTTGCTGATGAAGCAATCGGCAAAATAGTTATTGCTCAAACAATGGCAGGGCACGAAGCCACTATAAAAAAATTGGTCGTGGACGGCCCCCACTCCTATCTATTGCCCCTGAACGACAGATTCAAACCGATTGACGTTGACCAAAGCACGAGGCTGATAGGCATCGTCAAACAGGTAATCATCGACCTTCCATAACCTGCTTCGGCAGGTTTTTTTACCCCCTCATGTAAAAAGTAAGCAATCTTACTTTCTTCTGTTGACTTGGAATGTAAGTATGCTAATACTATACCACATAAGCACTGAGCCAAATGCGTTAACACATACTGTAGTGCTTACAAAGTCTGGTTGATAAGCCGAAATTTAAGGGCGAGGTGTGAAATGAATGGCGTTCTGTTTATGACGAAGCAAATGTCAGCGACCAGTATTAAGGACCTGATCACCTTCCTGCGCCTGTTTCCTGCAGCTGAGCTGATCAGTGATGCCGACTCCGGCGTAATGACGGTTGAACTCAATGATGCGCCAGCACAATTCAGGGCGTATTTTTAATGGAGAGATTGGCGGCTACCTTTTCCCTCTGTTTCAGGTAAACCGCCCTTTTTCACAACGATAAGGGTATTTGCAAAGCGGGTGTTTTCGGACGCTTTAGAGACGTGGAGTAAGTGCCCTTTTCGTTGTGGTGAATGACGGATGATGACCGTCAAACGGTTGAGATTGATAAGCAGGCGAGACGTTCTAAGCGAGCATATGGACTGATCAAACGCGGATGGACCGGGCGGCTACGATAAAAAACACCGCGCCACTGAGTTGGAATTGTCACCAGCCATCACAGCAGGAGGGTTGATCCATCCTTAATCGGTCAGTGTATGCATGCACACTCATGCAGTGACCGCTGGGAAAGACCAGCACACAACGGTGAGAGCACTGGTTGGAACGCACATAGAAGTCCCTCAGCATTCGAAAGTAGCTGGAAAGTTCAGCCAAACCTCGATGCGGCCAGATCGGTGCCAGGTTACGCAGTGTTCTCAACCGTTGTGGTGATGGCGCCAAGTGCGAGCGCGGCAGAACCGGCATCCACATATTCCAATCGTGCGATGCTTCAAGTCTAAAGTCGCCGCTCTGGATGTTGCCCGTTCTGCCAGAGCTCCGGGAGGCACCCGGCATCACAACTTCTTTCCAGTGTGGAGAGCGCGGCTGTGGGTCAGTGCAGAGACCCACCAGCCATTTACGTTTAATCCCTTCGATTTATTGCCATTACCGGCAAGGGATTTCATCAACCTGAATTCGTGTGGAGACGATATGCAGAAGCCAAATGACAACATCACTGTCGGGATTGTCACCCTTCCCTACGGCGTAATTTTGGGCGGCTGGTTAATGCCTGATGGCACTGTAATCAAAAACCCTATCACCGCTCAGAACGCCGCTGAGCGCCTGAATAACGCGCCACGTTCAATCCACTGAGGCCACCAGCATGCAGAAGAATTTATCAAACAAAGAGCTGGTCGCTGCAGGGCATAAGTTCGCAGCCAATATCAGCGCAGATACGCCGCTGATCGATATGGCGAAGATGGTCAGCGAGCTAGCGACTCAGCTCGATACGGCGCTGGCAGCTGCTGCTGAAGCATGTAAGCAGCGAGACCAGATGGCGCTGGAGAATGTAGCTCTGAAAAATGGGATTGGCTTCTTCAGCTATGGCTCTGACAGTGGATTCGAAGAACATGAATCTGCTGAAAAGGCCATAGCGGCCGCTGACAGCGACATCGACTACTACCGTGGTGATGCATGTGATGGATGGTCAGAAGAAACCGATCGTACTGTATGGGGCGTAATCATGCAGCGGGCAACGATGATAGATGAGCGTCCACGCACGGAAGAGGATAGTTACCTCGGTAGCCATATCTCATCCGTCTGTGATTATGCGCTGCTGCCGAATCTCCCTACCCCATTCACTGACGCTTACCTGAACGCGGTGCGGGCGGATACTGAGCGAATGAATTACCTCGTGGGCAAAGTCGTTAATGTGCGAACACCTCTGCCATATGGAAGCCACAATATATTTTGGTCGCAATGCATTACTGACGATTCAGATCCATCGTACGAAACTGATTTGCGTGAGCAAATAGATGCCCAGCTCCGCGCCGGCAATGCTGGTAAGGATGGCGTCAAAAAAACTATCAGTGCTTCGCCTGTGGAACGTGATCAGCATGGCTATTGGTCTCACCCTGATTATCTGGCGTTTTGTGATGGCCGTGAATTTATTCCCAATGCTGAATGGGACCAGTGGATGTCTGAGCACGGCTTGCATTGGCATGTTGAGTACCGCGATGAAGAAGAATTAGAACCTAACGTCGATGGTTATGACCTATCAACCTGGCAACCCAAAGCGCCAGATGGCGAAGGCTGGTTCGTTGGCTCCATTCATGACACTGAAGACGGCGCGGTATGCATTTGGCTTCGTTCAAATAAGGATGGTGTTTGATGGATAACGCAGCCAAAAAGAAATATCTGGCAAAAATCCAGAAACTGATGCGTTTAGCAGAAAATACCAGCAGCCCAGCAGAAGCAGCAAACGCTCTTTCTAAAGCACAGGCTTTCATGAAGGAGCATGGGCTGAGCGAGTCAGAAGTTACTTTCTCGGAAATCAGTACCAGCGAGAGCAAAAGCGCGCCCAGTGATGCAGAGAAGCTTCCTCGTTATATGAGCTTCCTTTGCTCGACCATCGAAAAGGCGTTTGCTGTTAAATGCCTGGTGAGTTGGCGATTAACTCCAAATTTGACCCGCAAGCGCGTGGTTAAGTTTTATGGCCTGGATGGCAGGGATGTTGCTGCTGCATACATCTTTGATGTTTTAACGCGCCAAATCAAACAAGCCAGGAAGGAGTTTCAGATTTCTCATTGCGGGAGGCTACCGGCAAAGCGCAAGGCCCAGTTAGCAGATCAATTTTGTGAAGGTTGGGCCTCAGGTGCTTACCACGCTGTTCAGGAATTAGTAATAAGCGAAGAGCAGGTATCGAAAATGAACGCTTACGCTGAGAAGCTAAACAATGAAGGCGTTGGGGAGGCTAAAACCCGAAAATCAAAAGATGCGGATAAGCCATCACACGCAAAGTATCTCGGTTACAGAGAAGGCATGCATGCAAAGGTTTTCCATGGTGTAAACGGTCAAAGCAACAGCCCTTCTTTGCTCGGCGTTGAGGAATAAGAGATGGCAACACCAGCCGAACGCAAAGCAGCGCAGCACGCCCGGCAGGCCGCTGCCGGTGTGACCAAGATTGAACTGGTGCTCGATGCACAGGAAGTAACGATGCTGGCGCAGAACTGCGCCGCTCGTCGCCCAGGGCGCGAACCCTACGACCTCAGCGAATACATCACCCTGCTAATCCGGAAAGATAACGCTGAGCTGCAGCAGTTAATCGCAGAGCTGGGAAAGCGTGACTGTGGCCGCTGTGGTGATCAGCTGCCAGTGCAGGATTGTCCCTGCAAAGGTGAAGCCGCCTGTTGGGTTAATGGCGGCTGGCATGAGACCAAACTGAATATTTTACCGTGACATGTCACGCTGGGATTGTATGAATAATTTAATGATCGACCTCGAAGGCTTTAGCCTGAAACCCGATGCGGCTATCGCCTCAATTGGTGCCGCATTCTTTGAGCCGCAGACCGGCACAATCGGCCAGTGCTTTTATACCGCCGTTGACCTCACGTCAGCACAGCTGGCCGGCGGACGCATTGATGCTGATACCGTCATTTGGTGGATGAAACAGTCAGCATCTGCCCGCGCTTCCATCACAGGCGACGCAACAGATATCAGCCTGGCACTGTCCATGCTCAGCGAATTTATCATCGATGAGTGCCCCGCGAATCTGGTTCAGGTGTGGGGCAACGGCGCCAACTTCGATAACGTCATTCTGAGAACAGCATACGAACGCTGCGGCATTGAGTGCCCGTGGAAGTTCTTCAATGACCGTGACGTGCGAACGATCGTCGAGCTGGGCCGCGCTGTCGGTTTTGACCCGAAGAAAGACATGCCGTTTACCGGAGAAGTTCACAACGCACTGGATGATGCCATTCACCAGGCGAAATACGTGTCAGCAATCTGGCAGCAGCTTATCCCTGCCACCAGCAATATCTAACAAAGCCTGTTGCAGCAGGTTCAGCGAGTGGAGCTTTATATGAATACTGTCTTTTTGCTGATGGCTGAATTCGAGACATCAACCATTCCGCTTTCGGTTGTTGCTGAGCGCTA